AGTAGCACGTCAAGCGTTCGACGACTTGGCGGCTATTGGGAAGGAACACGGCTCCATGGCACTTCGGAACAAAGCCGCCATGGTAGGTAAAGACTTCGACAAGAATAAGAGCCTTGCTGGTATCTTGGCGCATGTGGCGAAGTACAACCCGAGCGGCGAAGGTAATGAAGAAGACTTGGTAAACCGCCTTGGTACTTCCGAAATCAGCCGTGGGCGTGACGAAGTGACGAAGAACCATATCCCTGAAGGGCAGTTCGCTATCGGTAACCCGAGAACGGGTAAGACGCTGATTATCAAAATCGGAACGTCTTTCGAAGGGGGACGTGCTGGTAAGGGCGGCAAGTTTTCACCAAAGCTCGAAGAGGTATTTGACCCGGACAGCGGCGACCATTCGGAAACCGTATCATGGGGTGACCTTGGGCGCTTGCTGGGCTACACAGGCAAGGAAGCCAGCGATATTAAGTCCACGCTGGTCAATAGCGCCAACAAGGACGCTACCACTCCATTTCTGAAGCCTATTTCCGAAGAGGAATACAGCAAGGCAAGGGCAAACACCCGGGCAGGACTTCGGGATACCATGCTCCACAAGGAATTCAAGCTGGTCAATCAGTCCCGTGACAAGGATGGAAACATTACCAGCCAAACCTTTGCACAGAAGATGCCTGACGGCACGACGAACCACCTGACGCTGAATTCCGAAGGGTACATTACTGACCCACTCATGCGACGACTTCTGAACCAACGTGCGCCTGTTACCAATGAGAAGGAGCTGAACGAGCTTCTGAAAAACGGTGTCGGCAACCGTACATGGGTAACAGCACACTTCGGAAGTGACATTCACGTTGGAGACGCACTTGGTCACCATGTCCAGCTTGAATATGACGGTAAAGGCGCTCCACGGGTAGTAGGCGGCAAGTATGACGGTTACCGCTACATTGATGCCGCTGACGTTCCGAAGGGCGCAATCGACCCGGCAACCGGGGAGCCTGTGAAGGCACTCTTCAAAAACGGCAAGCTGGTTGACCGTCGATTCACCACGGTAAACAAGGTTCCGATGAAGCCGGGCAACGCTGTCCTGTATCCGACAGGTGACGGCAAGTTCCGAAAGGGGCGCTATCATTCGGACGTGGAAGGCGGCGTGAAGGTGACGGACGGCAAAGGGCATGTCATTGGCGTGTTCAAAAAGTCCGAGCTGAAACAGGCTTCCGAAGAAGGCAGAACGCTGTCCGACTCCGGGCAAGCGGTGGTAAGGCTGGCGCAAACAGGCAAGCACTCCATGAACGTGGATGAAGCGTTTGAAGGAGCCAAACCGAAGGTGAAGCAACTCTTCGAAGAAGCGCTTCGGAAGGCGAAAATCGGCACTCATGCGTTCGACGATGAAGGCAACCTGAAGAATGAGCTGGAATTGTCCGATTCGGATATGAAGAAGCTCCAAAAGGTGCTGGGACGCTCGAAGGCTGGGAAGGAAATCCTTCGGAAGTTCAACAGCAACTTCAAGCCCGAGCTGGAAGTTCATGTACCTGAACACCTTCGTCAAGCGGTGACCGATACCGGGATTAAGGTACTCAATGACGGTACGGCGCGAATCAGCGCCGGGAAGTTTGAAGAGCTTCGGAACGCCTTGGGCGGCTTGTCGGTTGACCACAAAGCTCAAGAGTTCCTGAAAGACCACTTCCGAAGAAAAGACCGTGAACCGAAGTCCAAGGAAGAGCTGATTGCTGGATACCAGCCAGCGCTTATCAACTCCGGGCGCAAGGATGGATTCGACCAGCACTATAAGGCGCAGTTCAACCCGAACAGCTACCTTATGAAGGAAGACCAAGGCTTGTACAAGACCCAGCTCGAAGGAGCCAGCCACTTGGTTGAGCGGAAGCGTGGTATCGCTGGTCACGGCATGGGTACGGGTAAGACCATACTTGGCGTGGTGGCGGCGCTCCACTATAAAGCTGACAAGCTGGCGAAGGGCGAGAAGCCGAAGAAGACGCTTATCGTGTCTCCGAAGGGTATCATGTCCGATTGGGGGAAAGAAATCGGCTCCCACACGAACAGCAAAGGCTTGTATATCGGCTCCGGGTTCAAAGGAAGCAAGGTACAGAACGGCAAGAAGGTATGGGGGCAAGCTGGAACCGAGCAGGAAGCGGTTAGCTTCCGAGAGTTCAAGAAGGGCAACCATAACGATGGCGACCATGACTTCCATATCGTTTCGTATGACACCTTCATGCGAAACAAAGACCACTTCGCCAACAGCGGACTGTATGACAACATCGTTATCGACGAAGTGCATGCGTTCAAAAACCAAAGCGGTAAACGTGGCGGTTCCTTGGCTGACACCACAGACAAGTTTCAGAACGTATGGGGCTTGTCGGGTACACCGATGGAGAATGACGCACGGGAGATATGGAGCCTTGTCGATACCATCACAGGCGGCAAGCATGAGCTGGGTTCCAAGAAGGAATTCCAAGAGAAGTTCATGCAGAAAGACCGCAACGGGAAAATCACGGGCGTTAAGGACAGCATGAAAGAGAAGCTGGGTGACATATTGGCGAACGTGGTTCAGTTCCGTGGCGGTGAAGACGTGGAGTACAATGACGGTTCGAAGATTCCGTTCCCACACCTTGCAGGGGCAGAGGGAACCGAACAGAACCCGAATCCACAAATGGACTTCATCGGCAACATGGTTGACCGCAACCGTGACCACAACACGAACACCTACTACGGAACCAAGCACTCCGTGGTGGACTTCGACGAAACGGAAGTTAAAGCCAACCGAAACGGCGAGGAGTACAGCGTGAGGGCGTTTATGCCGAAGAACCTGACACCGAGCCAAGCCCGTATGTACGAAGAGTACAACAAGCTCCAAGCCAAGTACCTTCCTGAATCCAAGCTCAACGAGCTGGCTTCGGCGGCGGCTACCGGGTACGACCAAGGGCAGAAGGGCAAGAGCAACTACATGACCGCCATGCAGAAACTTCAGAAGTTCTTGAACGCTCCGCTGGCGCACAAAATGTATGTTCCGGGCGGCAACGCTATTGAATCCGAAGAGACGGACGCACAAGGTGAAACGGCGAAGGCTGGCGGCTTGAAGCCTTACAACCCGGAAACGGGCGAAGGGCATTATATCGTGGACGAACGGGGAATGAAGCGTTACTTCGAAAGTGACGGCAAGGGTGGCTTCTTGAAGAACGCTGATGGTAGCCCGAGACTGTTACCACCGCTCCACCACGATAACCCGAAGGCGCAGTACCTACACCAGCGTATCAACCAATACCTTGACGGGCTTCGGAAGGAGAACCAAGACCGGGTAGCACGAGGTGAGAAGCCGCTGGTTCCGAAGGTGGTTGTCAAATCGGCATACACGACCTTCGGTACAGACATTGTAGACAATGTTCTGAAGGACATTCGGGAAACCCACCCAATCTTCAAAGACCTTGAAAAGCATGGTCATGGAGCGCTTGGACAGGGGCGCTTCACGGGTGACGCTGACGACAGGGAAGACACGAAGCTGGGCTTCCGTGGCAACAAGAATGACTACATGAACAACCAAGGCAACCTGTGGGCGACGACTGTTTCCCCGGCTGGTAAAGAGGGTGTGGACTTCGGTAACGCTCATGTCATGTTCCACTTCGACCAAGATTGGAACCCACAGAAGATGGCACAGTTTACGGCACGGGTTCGCCGCTCCGATAGCTGGAAAACCCACAAGCAGACGGGACGTGCCAACGCTGTACGGGTGGAATCGCTTCATATGCCGGGTACGATTGAGGACTTCATGTTCAACGCGCAGGACGCAAAAATCGCTGACGTTGAGAAGGTAGTTTCGCAAACGAAGCTGGCAGAGAAGAATCCGAAGCTGGGAGATACGCAGGGAACCATCGGGTTCGGACACCGTGGGTTCACCAGCCGTAAGCGTAAGGTAGCGGCGAAGCCTTCTGAAGCGAAAACCGCTCCAAAGGCTCCATCCTTCAAGGGTGGCGGTGGTGCTTCTGTACTTCCGAAGGGTGCGGCGGCACAGGCTGACAAAGCTATCAAACTGGTGATATTATTGCCGTAGCAACGCTGGCAGGGCTTCTTCGGAAGCCCTGACCTTCATTAAGGGGTGAACGGAATGGCTGAACGCATGTTTGACAAGGATTCATTTCTTGACGAAGTGGATTCTCCGGGGCAAGCCGAGCAATGTGTCGAATACTTGGCGCTCAACGAACACAAGTTTCGGCAGGAGCTTCAGGATGAAGGATTGTCCTATGACGAAGTGGAGAACGAGCTGAAAACCGTGTGGACGAACCTTATTAAGTCTTGCCAAAAAGTAGGGTATTCTGATAGCTTGATAGAAGGCAAGGCAAAACGGTACGGCATAAAATGACTTCTGAAGGAGGGAAGGGTATGCTCCAATGTGGCGAGTGCAACCGAATCATAATGGACAGCACCGCTGACGGCGGCTGGAAGCTCCGAACACGCATGCTTCTCTTTGACGACAAGGGACAGGCACGGGCGGTATGTCCAACGTGCAAAACACAGGTGAGCGTACCTGTACTCCTTGGCGAAGTTCACGTACTTCCGAAGCCAAAATTAGTGATAAATTCTTGACGGAAGGATATTGACCGCCTTCGGAAGATGGTGGTAATATTCATCATGAACAACCGAAAACAACTTCGGGCAACGAAGTCCAAACAAGGACAGCCTAAGACACCAAAACACGCACAGGCAAGGTTTCCTACCAGCTCTAACCTACCTGTGGTGTATCGACGTAAGCCATCGGCTACTCACCGAAGGCAGTACGTCGAGTGTCTTATGCTGTCCTTGTTTACTTCGGAAGAAGGGTGGTGAAGTCATGGAGAACGGGCAAACAACCGTCAATGACGGACAAGCTCCATTCAACGTGCTTTCGGACACCTACCATGTATGGGTTCCCATCGAAGACCACGACCTTCTGAAGTCCGTGAGTGTGGATGAAAATGGTGACTACATCGTTCAGGGCGTAATGTCTTCGGACGACTTGGATGAAGAGGACGACAGCATAAACCCGGAAGGGATGGACTGTTCCTACTTCCTAACCAAGGGGTGGATTAAGTACGAACACGGCAACAACCCGAACCAATTCATTGGGGAGCCGTTGGAAGTCCGTGTCGGACGGTTCGAACACCCCACGCTTCGGAAGAGTGTGAACGGGATATTCGTGAAGGGGCGGCTGTTCGCAAACCGGGAGCTAACCCGGCAAGCGGTTCAGACCATTCAAGACCTTCAGAAATCCAACACGAAGCGGCGCATGGGCTGGTCAATCGAAGGCAACGTCAAAGAACGCTGTCGGAAGACCGGGAAAGTTCTGAAGTCCATCCTTCGGAACGTGGTGCTGACCATGAACCCGGTAAACACCGTTACATGGGCAGAGCTGGCAAAGTCCTTTGCCAAGAACCATGAAGTGGAAGTGAACATGGAGCTGGACAAGTCCATGGACACGGCGGCTATTGCAGAAATCACGCCGCAATCCATTGAGGGGTACAGACCTGAAACCGACCCACAAGAACAATGGGTAAAGCTGTTTCGGAAGTTCGTGAAGGACAATGCGCTGAACAAGTCGCTCCGAAAGCAGTTTTTAACCAGCACGGACGGCGAAGCCGGGATTAACGCCTACGTCTTTGCCAAACAAAACGGGCTGGCTTATTCCGAAGCGGTTGAATTCGCTTCGTATATTGCCGAAAGGCATGGAATCCTAAAATCCCTTTTTGGGAAATTCGGGGGTGAAACAATGAGTGACCAAGCAAAAGCAGGATTGGCAAGTCTGTTAGACACAGACCTTGAAGAGCTTCGAAAGTCCTTGGAGCTGGACGAAGAGGACGAAGAGCTTAACAAAGCAATCGGCGGCGGTGACGAAGACGATTCGGAGGATACCGACGACGAAGACGGCGCTGACGAAGAGGATTCGGACGAAGACGACGACGAAGACGATGAAGACGATGAAGACGATGAAGACGATGAAGACATGGAGAAATCCATGGGTTCCGAGCTTCGGAAGTCTTTAGCGGAAGAACATGGTCAAGCGTTCGAAGTTTCCGACTTCTTGACTTCGTTGGTGGACGAAGTTGGCTTCGGTATGGAAGGGCTTCAGAAGTCCATGACCCATATGACGAAGCAACAGGCGGCTATCGTGAAATCCTTGTCCAACATGGTGCAAGTGGTTCAGGATATGGCGCTCAAAGTGGAAGGGTTGGAAAGCGAGAACGCCGAGCTTCGGAAGTCCTTGGGTGAGCTTATGGAGCGTCCGGTAGGACGGAAAAGCATGGTCAACCAGCGTGAAGTTCAAACGCTTCAGAAGTCGATGGACGCTGGCAGACCGCTTACCCGTAAGCAAGCTGGCGACATTCTCATGAAGTCCTTTGAAGCTGGCGAAATCAACGGAAGTGAAATCGCCCGTTTCGAAGCTGGGGTTCCGCTTGAAAGGCTGAACCTTCCGAGCAAAGTCAAATCTGAATTGGGCTTGCAGTAAGCCCGACTAACTGAAGGGGGTAAGAACCATGGCAGACCATCTTATTGACGGCTTGACCGAGTTTGGTGAACACAGTATGCAACGCTTGGAAGAGCTGAACAAAGCCCTTGGTACAGGGCAGGACGGCGAAGCGTATGGTAATGGCGCATACAACGACATGTCGGCGCTCCGTCCGCAATCCCTTGAAGGTACGCTGAAAATCGTGACCGCTGGGGAGCAACACATTAAGTTTTGGAAGTCCATCGGTAAGAAGCAAGCGTTCAACACCGTTGAAGAATTCAACGTGCTGGACAGCTACGGTGGTAACTCGTCTCCGTTCTTCGTTGAAGGCGGCTTGCCGAACGAAGAGGACAGCAACTATATCCGTCAATCCCAAATGGTGAAGTTCCTTGGTACGACCCGTGTAATTACACACCCGGCTACCTTGGTACAAAACACCGTGGGGGATATTGTTGCCCGCGAGACGACAAACGGTACGCTGTGGCTCCTGCAACAACTTGAACGTGCGCTGTATTTTGCTGACAGCTCCATTGACCCGTTGGCGTTCGACGGCGTTATCGCCCAAGTTCGCAACTTCGTAAGTGGTAAGCCTTATGAATCCCAGCACATCATCGACATGCGTGGTGAACCGCTTGACGAGAACACGCTGGAAGATATGGCGACCATCATTGCGGACAACTACGGTTCCGCAAAGCTCGACCTGCACCTGACGAACCAAGTCCACAAGGACTTCTCCAAGCTGGTGACAGGTAACGGCGGCAGACAGCGTGTAATGATGTCGGGTAACCCGGGTGAAATCCGTCTTGGACAACCGATTCGTGGCTATTCCGCAAACGTGGCTGACATTGACTTCGTGAACAACATTTTCCTGAAGCCTGAAGGCGCTCCGAAGTCCGTGTCTCAAAAAGGCGCTCCTGCCACTCCTACGCTGGACGCTACGACTCCGATTGAAGCGGCGGCTGACGCTACTTCCAAGATGGACGCTGGCACGTACTACTACTTCGTAAGCGCAAAGAACAGCGCTGGCGAATCTGCTCCTGTTGCTACGGGTTCCGTGGCTGTAACGGCTGGGCAGAAGGTGACAATCAAGATTAACCGTGTGGTTTCTGACCCGGCGGCGAAATCTTACCGTGTATATCGTGGCACATCGTCTGACCCTGCAAAAGCACTCTTCGCTTTTGAAGTGAAAGACGCCGGAAGCGGCACTACTCAGGACATTGTTGACCGCAACTTCGACATTCCGGGTACGGATACGGCTGTCCTTATCGACAACGACCCTGAAAACGTGTTGACGTTCAAGCAATTGGCTCCGCTGATGAAGTTGCCGTTGGCACGTATTAGCGCTTCCGAACGCTTCATGATTCTGCTTTACGGTATGGTTCAGGTATACAACCCACGCCGTATCGTTGTCGTGAAGAATATCGGTAAGCTGGGACTGAACAGCAACCGTGAATTGTTCAACCCGTCCTACGGCGCTGAATCGTTCGGTACTGTGAAGCCTGTTGCTCGATAATACACGGCTGACATAGAAGGGAAGGGCTTGGGCTATTCAACCAGCCCTTCCCTTTTAACTTATAACCCATAAGGAGTTGAAAAGAGCATGGTAAAATTTCAAAAATACGTGGGCGAACGCCCGGCGAAAGTGGTTGTAGGTAGAACGCTGGTGGAGTTTGACGCTGATGGCATTGCGGAAGTCGCTGAAGAAGTGGCTGAAATCCTGTCACAAATCCCGAATGAATACCGTCTTGTGGACGCTTCTGAAGGGCAAGGAAAGGGCGCACAGAAG